AGAAGATCAGATGTGCAATTTTTCCGGAAGCGGAAAAAGTCCTGATCGGCTGGATGCGATGGTGTGGGCCATCACAGACTTGATGCGTACGCCGGGCGATCCGGCCATACGAAAACTTTAGACACATTTTGACACCAGACTCCGACAAAGGAATTGGTATGACAGAAAATCTGGGTGCGCCGCGCGCCGGACAAAGCCTTTGGGCACGGTTTTTTACACGGGCTGCTCAGGTCCAAAACTCAAAAGCCAGCGCCGTGGGATCACTCATCGCCTTGAGCACACTTGGCCGACCAGTGTGGACGCCGAGAGATTATGATCGTCTGGCCCGAGAGGGGTATGAGCAAAATGCTGTGGCGTTCCGCTGCGTGCGCATGATAGCGGAGGCGGCGGCATCGGTTCCTTGGCTTCTCTATGAGAACGCAGGCGAACTTGATGAACATCCTCTCCTGTCGCTTTTGGCCCGGCCCAATCTCGGCGAAGGTGGTGTTGAGTTTTTGGAGGCTTGGTATGGTCACCTGCAAGTGGCGGGAAATGCCTATCTGGAAGCCGTCACAATTGGAGAAACAGTACGTGAGCTGCATGTGTTACGGCCTGACCGCATGAAGGTTGTGCCTGGTCCTCGCGGTTGGCCGGATGCCTTTGAGTATGCGGTGAATGGACGAACCATCACGTTCCGCGATGAACCCGATCACCCCATTTTACACATGAAGGCATTCCACCCAACCGACGATCACTATGGATTGTCTCCGCTGGAAGCTGCGGCGAAGGCGGTGGATATTCACAATGCCGCCGGGGCATGGAACAAGGCGCTGCTCGACAATGCGGCCAGACCATCGGGTGCACTGGTCTATAAGGGAGTCGGTGGAGATCAGTCATTGAATGACGAACAATTTGAACGCCTAAAGACGCAACTTGAGGAAAATTATTCCGGGGCAGAAAATGCCGGAAGGCCGTTGCTTCTTGAAGGCGGCCTTGATTGGCAACAAATGGGTCTGGGCCCGCGTGATCTTGACTTCAATGAGGCCAAAAACGCCGCCGCCCGTGAAATTGCATTGGCATTTGGTGTGCCACCCATGCTGCTCGGTATTCCAGGTGACAACACATTTGCTAATTATAAAGAAGCGAACCTTGTCCTATGGCGCCAAACAGTTTTGCCCTTGGTTCGAAAAACAGTAACGGCTTTCACACATTGGTTGGTCCCGCGGTTCGGAGATCATCTTCGTCTGGATGTTGATCTGGATGCTGTGTCGGCGCTGACCTTGGAGCGAGATGGTCTTTGGACCCGCATGAAGGAAGCGGATTTCCTCAGCGATGACGAGAAACGCGCAACCGTGGGATACGGGCCACAAGCTGTGCCGCATCAATGACCAATGGGGCACAGATGACTGATGACCCGCGAAAATGGCATCTCGACAAGCGCGTACCGATTGCTCTCATTCTGGCAATTCTCATTCAAACAGCGGGCGCGCTCACCTGGGCTGGGGCCGCAGCCGAGAGGATTAATCAACTGGAACGCCAGGTAATCGGGGGGAGCGATCTGGGCGAACGAACAGCGAGACTTGAAGAACAGGTAGCTTTTTCGCGGGCGTCGCTTGAGCGTATCGAGGGAAAATTAGATCGCGTGATTGCTGCCGACTAATGATGGATGGCAGGTCCAATCATTGAAATTCATTTTGGCAGGTGCGGCTTTTGTAAATAGGAAGCCGGCACCATTTTTGTACCGGGAGAACAATGCAAAGCGAACGGCATGAAGCATCGGGTTCTCGCCAGCAAAAAGCTGGGCGAGGTCAACGGGAAACGAAACGGGCGGCGTTTGATGTTGCCCATGTCGACGAAAAGGGCGCCTTTGAAGGGTACGCCAGTCTTTTTGGATCGGAAGATCTGGGACGAGATCTTGTGCAACGCGGCGCGTTTCAAGCAAGTTTGAGCAAACGCACGGCCTCAGGCATCCGTATGCTTTTTCAACATGACCCCAGCGCGCCAATAGGGGCGTGGGATGAAATCCGCGAAGATGAGCGTGGGCTTTTTGTTCGTGGCCGATTGACGTTGGATGTTGTCAGAGCCGGTGAGGTTCATGCGCTAATGAAACAGGGTGCGCTGGATGGTCTTTCCATTGGTTTTCATACCGTGAAAGCGATACGGGACAAGTCCTCGGGCATTCGGAAATTGATCGAAATTGATTTGTGGGAAATTTCGATTGTGACTTTTCCCATGCAGCCAGGCGCGCGGGTCAGCTCCGTGAAAATGTCTGGATTACCTACAGAGAGAGAATTGGAACGATGGCTCCTGCGGGATGCGGGGCTAAGCAGGGTTGAGGCACGCGCCTTAATCTCGCGCGGGTACAAAGCAGCAGCGTCGCCGCGGGATGCGGATGGCCAGGAGACTGCTCTTGTTCACCTCGCACAGGACATTCGAATTGCCGGTCAGTGTTTTTGCATCTGACACATGCCATTCGAGAAACAATAAACACACAACAGGAGATGATCATGCCAGGCATGAACAAATCACGCGTCGGCCGCATCGGTAACGCGTTGGGCACAACCATGTCCAAAAAAAATTCAGATTTCGAGAAAAAAAGCGCGGATGTGAACGCTCCAGCGCTCCGCGATGTGCGCGACGCTGTCGATGAGTTCATGACGCGCTTTGAGACTTTCAAACAAGCCAATGATGATCGTTTGCGTGATGTCGAGCATAAACAAGTGGCAGATGTCGTCACCGTGGAGAAGGTCAATCGTTTGAATGCAGCGCTCGACCAGCAACAAAAGGCGGTTGATGGATTGGCACTGTCCGTGCGTCGACCTGAATTTGGCACAGGCATGAACCTTGACCCGTTATCAAGGGACCACAAGTCAGCATTCGATACGTATGTGCGTCGCGGTGAAGTGAGTGCGCTTCGCTCGCTGGAGGAAAAAGCTCTTTCTGTTCAGTCTGATCCCGACGGTGGGTATTTAGTGCCCAAAGAAACAGAGCAGATGATTGACAAGATTGTCTCTCAGGCATCACCTATCCGCGCGATTGCGGGTGTCAGGCAGATTGGTGCTGCCTCTTACAAGAAGCCGTTTGCCACCACAGGTGCTGCGTCCGGTTGGGTTGGTGAGATTGATCCACGCGGGGAAACAGCGACGCCGACCATTGCGGAACTTGAGTTCCCGGTAATGGAGCTTTACGCGATGCCCGCAGCGACCTCGACATTGTTGGATGATAGCGCCGTCAACATCGATCAATGGATTGCCGAAGAAGTGCAAACCGCCTTCGCGGAACAGGAAGGCGCCGCATTCGTAAATGGAGACGGTGTGAAAAAGCCTCGAGGTTTTTTGTCTTACAGCACGGTTGAAAACGATGCCTGGACCTGGGGCAATGTGGGCTACATTGCAACGGGTACAGCGGGCGCATTCCCAGCGTCCGACCCCTCAGACGTTCTGTTGGACCTGGTTTATTCCGTCAAGTCTGGTTATCGGGCGAATGCAAATTTCGTTATGAACCGACAAACTCAATCGCAAATCAGAAAATTCAAGGACGCGGATGGCAATTATCTGTGGCAGCCGAGCCTTGTGGCGGGTGAAGCCCCCCGGTTGATGAACGTGCCGATTGCAGAGGCGGAAGACATGCCAGATGTTGCGGCTGATAGCTTTGCGATTGCCTATGGCGATTTTCAGCGCGGCTATCTGATTGTAGACCGCTTGGGGGTTCGGGTCCTGCGCGATCCTTATAGCGCCAAACCTTATGTGCTGTTTTACACCACCAAACGCGTTGGCGGTGGTGTTCAGAATTTCGAGGCAATCAAGCTCCTGAAATTCGGCATCGCTTAGGAAACATGATCATGGCGAAAAACCACGAACAGAGAGAATGGTTTCAATCTCTTGATCCCGCCGTTACCAGAATGACCCGTGTGGGCATGCCAATCGATCAAAAAGGGAAGGGGCGTGTTGACCATTGTGTTCTGATTGGCGTGACTGCTGACCCTTTGTCCACCTTGAGAGGCATTTCCCTTCGGTTAGAGGCGAGTGCCGACGGTGCGCATTGGGCACCTGTTGTGGATGATGCTCATGTGGGCGGCGGGTCTGTGGATGCAAAAGGTGAATTCGCCATGATCGACAATCGCAAGGATACCGGGCTGATTTATTCAATTTGCTATCAGGGGCGTGCTCCTTATAGCCGTGTTCAAGTAGCGATCTTGGGGCGGCATGAAAAAGGAACACCCATAGCCGCATTCGCTTCTCGACTGTCCGATGGCGGTCATCCGTTTCCTTGACATGTAGAATTTTGAAAATGTGCAGGAATGAGCGCGGTCTCGTTCGCCTGTTGACCCAAAAGGTTGATCTTCATGACGCTTTCATTAGTAACCGGCCCCTCGGTCGAGCCACTAGACCTGGCGGATGCAAAACTTCATCTTCGTGTCGACGGCACTGATGAAGACAGTTTGATTGAGGGGTTGATCGCCGCCGCACGGCTGAGTGTTGAGGCAAATCTAGGCCTGGCCCTCATCAACCAAACATGGAAATGGTCACCGGAGAATACCGGCAAAACAGGGGACGGCTCGCATTGCCAGATACCCCTGGGGCCAGTGAGCGCAATTGTATCGGTGTCTGTCGCTGGGCAAACGCTTCCGCCCAGTGAGTATTCATTCGTTCTGGGTTTGAGGGCGAGCGTGAGGTGCAACAGCGCTCTGCAAAACTCAGAGATCCACATTATTTTTGTGGCTGGCTTTGGTATGTCAGCGAGTGATGTCCCGCGAGATTTACGCCACGCGGTTGCGATGCTGGTGGCTCATTGGTTTGAAAACAGGGAGCCGGGCGGTGTAGGCGACGTGGGGTTGCCTGGCTCTGTAGCCACTTTGTTGTCTTCCTACAGAAAGGTGCGCTTGTGATCGGAAATTTGCGTCATCGGCTGACGTTGCAACAAGCCGTTCGCACACCGGATGCAGGGGGTGGGGCTGATCTCGTCTGGACCGACGTCGCAGCGGTATGGGCATCAGTTGTTGCCGTCAATGGTTCAGCGCGGGATGCATCTGACAAGATCGATACACGAATACGCACGAAAATTCGCATGAGATTTCGTACAGGCATCATGCCGGGTATGAGGTTTGTCGAGGGCGCTCGGACATTCAATATTCAAGCGGCTCTTGATGAAGACGGAAGCCGCAAATGGCTGCTGTGCCTTTGTGAAGAGGGAGACGTTTCATGAGCTTGTCAGCGAGTTGGGAATTGCAAAAGGCCATTCACACGACCTTGGTCAACGACGCCACATTGTCAACATTAGTGGCGGAGCGAATTTATGATCGCCCACCCGACGATGTAGCATACCCCTTTATCACTCTGGGTGACACCGACGTTGTGGCAACAGGCGACGGGACAGATGCGGCACACACGTTGGTTCTTGTCATCTGGTCTCGCGCAAAAGGACGTAGAGAAGCAAAAGAGGTCATGAGTGGCGTATGCGACGCTCTAAATGGTGCGTCCTTGACGCTTGCGGGACATGTCCTGGTGAACCTGCAATTTGAACAGGCGTCGCTCAAGTATGCGTCTGACGCCGATGCCCTTCGTGGACAAATTCGTTTCCGGGCCTTTACAGAAGCCAACATCTAACTTTTACGGAGGGTCACATGACCGCACAACGTGGCAAGGATTTACTATTGAAAGTTGATATCGATGGTCTGGGAGCATTCGCAACGGTTGCCGGATTGCGGGCGCGTTCACTTGCGTTTAATGCACGCTCCGTGGATGTGACAGATGCGGACTCTATTGGCGAGTGGCGCGAGTTGCTTGCAGGAGCAGGTGTGAAATCAGCCAGCTTGAGCGGCAGTGGCATTTTCAAAGACTCCACATCCGATGAAACGATACGCGGATATTTTTTTGACAGCATAATCAGAGATTGGCAGGTGGTCGTTCCAGATTTCGGAATTGTTCAAGGCGCCTTTCAAATCACCTCCCTTGAGTACGCGGGCTCGCATGATGATGAAGTGCGGTTTGATCTAGCACTGGAATCCGCCGGTGCCCTCGTATTTGCAGGAGCGTGAAATGGCCAATAGGCACCGCGGTGAAGTGGCTTTGCAAGCGGGTGGGGAGAGTTTCACTCTGTGCCTGACTTTGGGCGCGTTGGCGGAGTTGGAAGACATTTACGGTGGCGAGGATATTCTGACCGTTGCTGGTCGGTTTTCCAGTGGCAAGCTCACGTCGCGAGACGCTGTAAACTTGTTGAAGGCCTCAATGAGGGGCGGTGGTCACAATGTGAGTGCCATCGATTTTGATCGGCTCTCATTTGAAGGCGGGATGGCTGGCCTCATTCGGACATTGGCAATGCTGTTGCACGTAACTTTTGCGACTGAGGTGGGCACAGCGGTGGAAAAAGAACGAGACGACGGCATGGGAGAGGATAGAGACAACGTCCCTTTCCCTGGGCGCCACTTCTGAGTTTCGCCTTCGCCATTTTGAAGTGGCCGCCTGACCAAGTGTGGGCTGCCTCCTTGCAGGAGATCGAATTGGCGGCAAAGGCTTTTGCGCCACGGACGCGTTCAATCCTGTCCTGGAATAATTTGCGAGAGTTGATGGTGGCATTTCCAGACAAAACAAGCTGAAAGGAAATCCTATGAACTTTGGTGATGTTAAGCCAAGTCGATTGAGTTCAGATGTTGCGCTGTTGAAAACTGAATTTGACGCCGCCGCGCGCAGCAGCAGAAATTTGGGACAGGAGGCGAAAACGGCTTTCTCCGGAATTCGCGTCGAAGGTAACCGGGCTGTAGGAGATAGCAAGGAATTGGGTCGTGTGTTGGCCGGTGTTTTTGGAGATGTCGTTGCAGGCGGCAAGTCCTTCCAAGACATTTTGAGGTCTGTAGCAGGCGATCTTGCGAAGCTCGCCGTTCAAGATATTTTTGGTAATTCTGGTGGCAGTGGTGGGTTTGACCTTGGTGGTTTGTTAGGCGGGTTGGTGAGTGTCAATGCGGCGGGCAATGTCATCCAAGGAGGCAGAGTGCAGGCATTTGCGAAAGGAGGTGTGCTCTCAAGCCCGTCTCTATTTCCGATGTCTCGTGGCGTTGGGTTGGCAGGGGAAGCCGGTCCTGAAGCCATTTTGCCTTTGTCGCGCGGGTCTGATGGCAAGTTGGGTGTTGCCACCCAGGGTGGGGCACGCCCCATTTCAGTCACGTTCAACGTCACCGCGACAGATGCCGCCAGTTTTCGACGTAGCGAGACGCAGATTGCTGCAATGTTAAACCGCACGGTATCGAGAGGTGCACGCAATCTTTAATCTTTCATTTTGAGGAGTGTTGATGGCTTTCCACGAAATTAGCTTCCCGCTCCGGGCAGCCTTTGGCGCTTCTGGCGGTCCTGAACGACGCACAGAGATTGTCTCCCTCGGGTCAGGGCATGAAGAGCGCAATAGTCCCTGGGCTTTATCGCGCCGACGTTACAATGCGGGGTCGGGTGTACGTTCACTGGATGACATTCACCTGGTGACGGAATTTTTTGAAGCCCGCCAAGGTCGGTTGCATGGTTTTCGTTGGAAAGACCGCGCTGATTTTTCTTCGACAAAACCGAGTGGCACGGTGACCTCTCAAGATCAGGTGCTTGGGTCAGGAGATGGCGTGACCGCAACATTCCAACTTGCTAAATCCTATCATTCTGGAGAGGCCGAATATCGCCGCTTCATCGACAAACCGGTGGACGGCAGTGTTCGCGTATCTGTCGATGCGGTTGAGTTGGAGCCGGGCACCGCCTTTGTCGTCGATCATACAAGTGGCCTAGTCACTTTCCTGAGTGGGAACGAACCTGCGCCGGGAACGAACATTCGGTGCGGATTTGAGTTCGATGTGCCCGTTCGCTTCGATAGTGATTTTTTGGAAACCAATCTGGCTGCGTTTGATGCAGGCGATATTCCCTTCATTCCACTTGTGGAAATCAGACTCTAAAGGATGTCGACATGAAGTCTCTTTCAGTTGAATTTCAGGCACATCTGGACAGCGGGACCACAACTCTTTGTCATTGTTGGCGGCTGCAGCGCCCTGACGGTGTCGTCGTTGGGTTCACGGAGCATGATCGAGATTTGACCTTTGATAATATTGTCTATGAAGCTGCGGCCGGGTTCACCGCAAGTTCGGTTGGGTCTTCCAGTAGCTTGGCCGTGGATAATTTGGATGTCGTTGGGGCGCTGGAATCTTCGCACCTAACAGATGCTGACTTGGCAGCGGGTCTTTATGACAATGCCGAAATCGAAATTTGGCGAGTGAACTGGCAGGACACTCAGCAAAGAGTTTTGCTGAGAAAGGGAAACCTTGGTGAAGTTCAAAGAAGCAATCAGGGATTTTCCGCTGAAGTGCGTGGTTTGAGCCATCGGCTCAATCAGTCAACGGGTCGTCTCTTTCAATATGCGTGCGATGCGGACCTTGCAGATGTTCGGTGTGGCAAAGAACTCACCCCAGGTATTTTTGCAGCCTCTGGTTCAATAACTGCTGTTCATGAAAACAGAATTTTGACGATCTCAGGGTTGGCTGCGTTTGATGATGGGTGGTTTTCGCGCGGGCTTTGTACCTTCACCTCAGGTGTCAATCTGGGTGAGGTAATGGAAGTGAAATCTCATACGCGTCGCGCCGAAGATGTTGTAATTGAACTTTGGCACGCGCCGGCGCAGAGCGTCGAGCTGGGTGGTGGGCTTTCAGTGCAGGCGGGATGCGACAAGCAGTTGGGTACCTGTCGTCAAAAATTCTCAAACGTCGAACGTTTTCGAGGATTTCCCCATATGCCGGGGAATGATTTTGCACTTTCCTATGCGCGGCGGGGTGGGCCCAATGATGGGGGCAAGTTGATATGAAGCGTGTTTATGGACGCGAAGACATTGTCTTCCGCGCCCGACAGTGGATCGATACCCCTTACAAACATCAGGCGAGCCTGAAGGGCGTTGGCACAGATTGTCTTGGGCTCATTCGAGGCCTTTTTCGAGAACTTGAAGGGGGTGAGCCGGAATATCCACCGGCTTACAGTCCTGATTGGGCAGAAGCCTCGGGGCCGCCTGGTTTCATTGAGGAGACGATGGCCTTGGCCGCAAGGCGACATCTTTGTGAGGTGCCTACAGATGCTGCGGCATTAGGTGATGTGCTGCTGTTTCGAATGTCCGCAAGATCGGCGGCAAAACATGTCGCGATCATGAGTGACGACAATCGAAT